CGACTCACTATAGGGCTGTCTTGCGACGGTCTAAACCCAGATGCGCAAGGTACGCTGGAAGGCGGTAGCCGAATCTTTCAATGGGGGTGGAACCCTGTTGGTGGGTCGCGGTTAAATGATGATGGGTTGACCCCAAACAACTTGGTTTTGACCATAAGTTTGGGTACAGTAACGGTATCAACGACGTAAGGAGTCGAACATGGAAAAACACGACAAAGCTGAAATGGCTGCGGACAAGAAGATGGTCAAAAAAGCCATCGGAATGCACGACAAGCAAATGCACGGCGGCAAGAAAACCAAGCTGGCTGGACTGAAAAAAGGCGGTCCCACCGGTATGGATATGCGCAAAGTTGGACGCAACATGGCTCGCGCTATGAACCAGCGTAGCGGCTCTCGCGGAGGTTAATATGCCCAAGCTCGTACCACCGACCACAAAGAACAGCCCCAAAGTTGTGACAGGTAAGAACCCCAACAACAAACCGGCTGAGACCTACGCTGCACAAGGCACTAAGGACAAGCTCAAGTACGTTGAAGGCAAGAAAGCCATCGACGAGTTGAACCCGTCTGCTGGCACTGTGAGCAAGGGCAACTACAAGCCTGTCAAAACTGATGGCATCAAGATTCGCGGCACCGGTGCAGCGACTAAAGGTGTCATGGCACGAGGCCCGATGGCATGAACTACACCGAGTTAAGTACTGCGATTCAGAACTACGCTGAGAACACGGAGTCCAACTTCGTGGCGGAGATTCCTGTCTTCGTTCAGCAGGCTGAGCAGCGCATCTACAACTCGGTTCAGTTCCCCTCGTTGCGTAAAAACGTGACGGGTGTCACCGTAGCAAACAACAAGTATTTGTCCGCCCCCGACGACTTCCTCGCGGTGTATTCGTTGGCGGTGATTGACGGTACTGGGGCGTATGAGTACCTGCTGAATAAGGATGTGAACTTTATCCGTCAGGCGTACCCACAGCCGACAGATACGTCCATCCCAAGGTACTACGCGCTGTTTGGCCCGACAGTCAATGGCAGCACAATCACGAACGAGATCAGCTTCATCTTGGGCCCGACTCCTGATGCGATCTACAACGTTGAGCTGCACTATTACTACTATCCGGAGTCCATCGTGACTGCGGATACGTCGTGGCTTGGTGACAACTTTGATTCTGTGCTGTTGTACGCATCTCTCGTTGAGGCTTACACCTACATGAAGGGTGAGCAAGACATGATGCAGTTGTACAACCAGAAGTTCATGGAGGCTCTTGTGCTTGCCAAACGTCTGGGTGATGGTATGGAACGCCAAGACGCATACAGAAGCGGGCAGTTCCGCCAGACCGTGGGGTAACGCATGGCTTTCACAGGCAACTACTCCTGCAACACGCTGCGATCTGGCTTGGCCAACGGGACTATCAATCTCTCGACAGATACGTTCCGTTTGGCGTTGTACACCAACGCTGCAACACTTGACGAGACAACGACTGCGTACACCACAACGGGCGAAGCCTCTGGTGGCAACTACAGCGCTGGCGGTCAAGTCGTGACTGCTACGGTTTCTTCGGAAGCCACTGCGTCTGGTAGCGTTGTGTACGTGACGTTTTCCAACCCATCGTGGACTGGCCAGATCACGGCGCGTGGCGCGTTGATCTACAAAGCTGGAGCCAACGGCGCGGTTTGTGTGCTCGACTTTGGCAACGACAAAACTTCTTCCTCAACATTCACCGTGCAGATGCCTGCGAACACCGCGACTTCTGCCCTCATCCGACTGGTATAACGATGGCACAGATCACCACCACCAAAGGCCTTATGGACGAAGAGCTTCTAGAGAAGCGGGAAGGCCTCATCGACGACGACAACGAGCGTACCAGCTGGGTTGAGTATTGGTTGGATGGTGAACTCGTGCATCGCTCGGTGCATGTCCATTTAAAGAAAGCGCTCATGATGGGCGCTGAAGCTGCAAAAATCGCATAAAGGAGCCCCAAATGGCAAACACTCAAGCAATGTGTACTTCGTTCATGGGGGAACTCCTGACCGGCACACACAACTTCACCCCCTCAACAGGCGACAGTTTCAAAGCCGCTCTGTATCTGACATCCGCTACGTTGAATGCTTCGACTACTGCGTATTCATCGACAGGTGAAGTGACGGGTACAAACTACACCGCAGGCGGTGTGGCGGTTACCAACGCAACTGCGCCGACGGCAACGAACGCTTCGGCAACAGCGGGTACAGCGTATTGGACCCCTTCGGCCAGCCTCACGTACACCAACGTGACGTTGTCTACTGCGTTCGACACAGTGCTGATTTACAACTCCAGCAAGTCCGACAAAGCAGTGAGCGTCCATACGTTCGGCTCCCAGACAGTGACAGCGGGTACGTTCACCTTGACGATGCCTTCCAACACCACCTCCACTGCCCTGCTGCGCTTGGCAACAACCTAAAAGTAGGTAGCCGTGGCAACCGGATGGGGCGCGGGCAGCTGGGGCGAAGGCCCGTGGTCCTTTGGCCCTGACCCTACCGGCGGCGGTTGGGGTAAAGGTGCTTGGGGGTACGGTCCTTGGGGTATTGGAGAAATACCCTCGGTCACCGGGGTTCAGACCGTCGTGAGACAGCCCTATAGTGAGTCGTATTACAA